GTATATTATTGCAAATTTTAGCCTTACAAATTAAGCTAGTTTTTTTCTCTCTTTTGCCTATCTCTAATAATTCTGTAAAGGTCTCGTTTCCTTTTAATTTAATTCCGTTTAATATTGTCATAATAAAAAAGCCCCGCTATTAACGGGGCTATAATTTTAGTTTTGTGTTATTTGTAAAGCCTCAGTTTTATTCCAAACAATCCCTAAAGGCTTAAATATACGCGCTAAAGTTTTAGGCAAGTCGGACGGTAAGCCGGTTTCAAACACTTCATTAATTGCACTTTGTTTATACAATTCAAGTTGCTTAACCTTTTTGCCTTCCGGTGTTTTTTCAGCCTCTTTAATAGCCAAAGTTTCAGCCCACTGTCTAAGCTGTTCTCTACAATCCTCAGGCTTTAAGCCTACGCCATAAGTATCTTTTGTATATTCTTTAAAAGAATATTTAAGGTCATTTTTCATCTCAGCATTAACGCCTTTTGTGAAAAAAGTTTTGGCTTTACGTTGAGCCTGTTCTAAGTTTTTAAAGGCTTTCTCTAAGTCTTTAATCACTACATCAGCTTTTATCTTTTTAGCTAATTTATTCTCAGCGCTAGCCGTTAAGTCGGCTACTACTGATTTTCTCATCAATTTAGCCTCATCTATAATAGGGTCTATTTCAGCCCCTACACGCTCTTTTAAATGTTCTAATTGATACTTAGTCATGTATTTATTTTTGGTCATTTTCGCCTAGCTCCTTTCTTATTTTCTCTATTTCCTTTTTATTGCTTAACACGATATCCATTAACTTATTTGATATTTCAATAAGTGTGGTTATCTTTTGAACCTTAACAAGTCTGTCGTTTGTATTCATTAACTTGTTAACTTCCGTCTTAACAAAGTTTAACATTTTTTTCCTTTTGTTATTTTTTTTGCTTTCATTATCCCTATTTATCCTACAATCTAAGGGTCTGTCAAGTCTATATTTTAAGGTTTTAAATTGTGGCTTTTTTGTGGTACTGTTCCCTTAAAAAATCTATGCAACCTGAGGCAAAATTTTATAAAGAAATAAAGAAAAATATCCCCTCTATTTTATGGAATAGAGTTGAAAATTTAAGTCTTTTAGGGATGCCGGATTTATTGGGGTATAATAAAAAACATTGTTTTTTTACCGTTGAATTGAAAGTCGTAAAAGGCAACAAGATAAAATTTTCCCCTCATCAAATCGCATGGCATAAAACACACCCGCAAAATACTTTTATCATGGCCAAGACCCTTGACCCGTGTTCCTCTAAAACTTCTTCAATATCCCTGTTCCATGGCTCAAGTATCATGGCGCTTGCGCGTTATGGCATGAAAGTTGACGCTTGCGCCTGTGGATTTCCCGCTTGCGCGTCGATGTTTGATGAGGTCGGCCTTACGCTTGAGAATTTTGGCGCTTGAGCCTTGAGCCGTGATTAACGGCTCAAAACCCTCAAGGTAAAAAATGAGGCCAAGTGAAATAGTCGGTTGGTTTCCCACGTTCCCCCTACATACTTGACCCGTGAACCGCCTGTGGATTTGCGCCTCTCGATTGATTACGATCTAGCCACGCGCGTGGGATTATTCAGGTTTCCCCCACTATTATTTTTCCTCGGTTCACGGCTCAAGCCTCACGGCCTAAGCTACTTCTTTAATTTCTTCTAAATAGCTTTCAGCTATTTCAAAAAAATTAACCTCACGAATAGACGCGGTCATCACGTCCGAATAAAAACTCGGTTCTAATAGTGGCGCGTTATTGTGAGCAAGGTCGCTTAATTCTGCTGATAGGTCGTAAGCGTCCTTATGTTTTTTGGCTAGCGTTCTTACAGCGTCATAAGTTGCCTGATCATTATCAAGCCATAACTTATAATTCCATGTTTCGTAATTCGTCCAGCCGTTATATTCTTGTTTAGTCATCTTTTATCCTTTCATTTGCCCCGTTTGAGTTTTAAATAGCGCTACGGGGCTAGAGGGCTAATATAATTCTTATAAACTAATCATTATTAATTAATAGATATAAAATGAATAAAAACCCATAATGAACACAAAGTCCCTTAAAATCCTATTAAAAACCATTAAGATGATTTTTAACGAAAGGAAAAAAATGACACAAGAAACTTGGAACGCTTTTTTAAAAACAATGAACAATGACCCGAACACTATTGTTCTTGATTTAACTAAAAAAGAAAGTACAGAAAAAGAGAAACTTGTAAATAAATTTGATGATTTATTTTATAAGTTAGGGGAGCAGGATATAGATACTCAAAATAAATATTTAAGAGACCTTTTAAGATTAGCACCAGAACAAATCTTAAAAGACTTAATTAAAAAAATGGGGGCGGAAAAATGACAGTATCAAAAAAATGGCAAGAGGGCTTTATTAAGTACGGCTTAAAAAAAGGTTTTATAAAACCACCTCTTGAAAGTGAACAGGAACGAAAAGAGAGAATAAAAAGAGAGGACGCGAATATTCAAAGAATAGACGCGCAAGTTAAACATGGAACTAGAACTTAAAATATTAATAGGCGGTTTAATAATAAGCGGTCTATGGTTCATGATCCAAGAACATAGAGCCGAGCAGAAAAGAAAAGAGCGCCACCAAAAAGATTTGCACGAGAGTTTTAAAGCTAACGTAATCAAGTTTAAAAAATAATAGCCTTACCCCCTCGTAAGTAGTAGCCCCGCGCCGTGAACATCGGCGCGGGGTTTTTTGTTTATGGATCCTAGACGATTTCCGATTTTCGTGCGGGTCGATTTATCGACCCCCCTTTTCGTAAGTATGGATGTTATAATGTATGTATATATCATTGATTTATACAGTTATACCTGCTAAAAAACCTTTTGAAAAAAAACAAGACCCCAAGAAATTTTTTATAAAAAAATATTTGAAACCTAAAAAATTTTTTGCAAATTTTGAAATGAATGGAAATATAGATATAACTAAATTACCTTCTGATGTTAGAAAGGAATATCTAAGATTAAAAGTTAAACACTCTGAAAAACTTATACAAGCAAAAGCTAAAAGTGATTTTATGTCTTTTGTTAAATGTGTATGGCCCGAGTTCATTGAAGGATCGCACCATAGACATATAGCAAAGAAGTTTAATGAATTAGCAAACGGTAAGATAAATCGTTTGATTATTAATATGCCACCCAGACATACGAAGTCAGAGTTTGCATCTTACTTGTTACCAGCGTGGATGGTGGGCCGTGATCCAAAGCTCAAGATTATTCAAGCCACGCACACTGGAGAACTCGCCGTTAGGTTTGGACGTAAAGCCAAGAACCTCATCGACTCGGAACGATATCAAAAAGTTTTTAGAACAAAATTACAAGAAGATTCAAAAGCGGCAGGACGTTGGGAAACTTCTGATGGTGGAGAATATTTCGCGGCCGGTGTTGGCGGAGCGATTACCGGACGGGGCGCGGATCTTTTAATTATTGATGACCCACATTCAGAGCAAGACGCTCAAAGTAAAATTGCCTTAGACTCAGCTTACGAGTGGTATACTTCAGGACCACGACAAAGACTTCAACCAGGTGGTAAAATTGTTTTAGTTATGACAAGGTGGAGTAAAAAAGATTTAACAGGATTATTATTAGCGAATCAAAAAGAATTAAAATCTGACCAGTGGCACGTGATCCAGTTTCCAGCAATCATGGACCACGGATCAGAGAAAGCTAAACCCGTTTGGCCAGAGTATTGGAAGTTAGATGAGTTGGAAAAAGTACAAGCCACATTACCTGTTGCCAAATGGAATGCGCAGTGGATGCAGAACCCAACTAGTGAGGAAGGCGCTTTACTTAAACGTGAGTGGTGGAGAATTTGGAAACATGATTACATTCCACAAATTCATCATGTCATACAATCTTACGATACGGCTTTTATGAAAAAACAAACGGCCGACTATTCGGCTATTACAACCTGGGGAGTTTTTTACCCGGACCAAGATTCAGGGGCCAATCTTCTACTCCTTGATGCGATTAAAGGACGGTATGAGTTTCCTGAGTTAAGACGTTTAGCTTTAGAGCAGTATAAGTATTGGCAACCTGAAACGGTGATTGTAGAGGCGAAAGCTTCAGGATTGCCTTTAACCTATGAATTAAGAAAGATGGATATTCCAGTTGTTAACTTTACACCGAGCAAAGGAAATGATAAGCATGTGAGAGTAAATGCATGTGCACCTCTTTTTGAGTCTGGAATGATCTGGGCTCCTGAACAAAAATTCTCAGAAGAAGTAATTGAAGAATGTGCTGCATTTCCTTATGGCGACCATGATGACTTGGTGGACTCAACAACACAAGCTATTATGAGATTTAGACAAGGGGGTCTTGTTCAACACCCTGAAGATTATGTTGATGAACAGAATACGGTTAAACGAAAACGGATTTACTATTGAAAAAACTAACTAGAACCATACCACCTAAATCAGGGCCCACGCCTCAGGGCTTGAATATTCCTTTAAAACAAGTTAGAACGGTAAGATTGGAGAAAACAAATAATGGCAGACATAGACAAGTCACTTCCGAACGAAGTAAGAACAGAAATTAAAATTCCTGGCGAAGAAGAAATTTCGCAAGAGATTAACGTTGAAGAAATTGTACCTGAAAAAGGTCCAGTAGAAGTTGTCCCTGAAGAAGACGGTGGCGCAACCATAGATTTTGAACCTGGTGCGATTAGTATTCCTGGAACAGAAAACCATTTTGATAACTTAGCAGATTTATTACCCGATGATATTTTAGAACCGATAGGCAATGAGCTTAGAGGTAATTACAATGATTACAAAATGTCTAGAAAAGATTGGGAACAAGCTTACACAAGCGGATTAGATTTATTAGGATTTAAATACGAAAACAGAACAGAACCTTTTCAAGGCGCATCAGGTGCAACACACCCTGTATTAGCTGAAGCAGTAACTCAGTTTCAAGCGATGGCGTATAA